CGGCTGGTTGTCTGGAAAGTTGGATTATATTACTGTCTCCCATAGCTGCCCAGGTAAAGCTTTCCTTGGAAGGCAGTATCCGCGTCCCCTTCGGAAGGTCAATCAGCTCAGGGCCCTTCTCACCCACCCAGGTGGGACCGCCTCTCCAGTTATTGTCTCCTCTGGCATTCTTCCCGGGACTGACGCCGCTTCCGGAGCTTCCGCTTCCGGTATCTCCTCCGCCGGTCACCAAATCCTTAACCTTGGACCAGGCCCCGGCCAGTAAGTCCGCGCCCTTTCCAATGGTGTCAAATATCGGCTCAAGATGGGACCACACCCCGCTGATTGTATCCTGGATGCCGGGCCATACCTTCTGGACCACGCCAAATACCAGCTCAAAGGTGGTAATCAGGATGTCCATAACCGGGCTGATGATGCCCCAGGCAGTTTCCAGTACCTTAGCAATGGCTGGGCCTGCCGTTTCTATAACGGACTGGATGAAATCTGACCGTTCCGCTAAAAATTCCACCACGCCGCCTATCTTGTCCCCGATTTCCGACATGATGGTCGTGACAACCGGAGCTACTACGGAGATGGCTGAACCAATCCCGCCCGCCACAGCCCCTATGATAGAGGCCGCCTGTTGGATAACCGGCACCAGGCTCATGACCACGGGGCCGATACCCGCCATGGCCGTGGTAACAACCGGGGCTATCTGTCCAAATACCGTGGACATACTCCCCAAGAAGCTGGATGCGATGGGCAGAGCCGTGGATACCACGCTGCTGATGATAGGAGCTATCTGAGTGAAGGCGGTCTTAGCCAGACCGATTCCCTTCCCAAGTCCCTGTCCGAATCCGGAGCTAAGTTTCTTTAAGACGGGCTGTGCCTCGTCCATTAGCCCAATCACCTCGGACAGGACCGGCTTTAACTGCTCCACCACACCAAGGCCGAAGTCCGCCGCGTTGCTCTTCATTTTGCCGGTGATCGTGGACATAAGCCCCGCTCCGGAACCGGCCAGCTTTCCGGCTGCTCCTCCAAAAAAGTCCTGGAGTTCACCGGATACGCCGGAAAATCCCTTCTTTTTGAACTCCTCCGCTGAAACCTTGAAGCCGAAGGATTTAAGCCGCTCCGTCTCCCCGACCTTTAAGTCTCCCAGGGCCTCGATGGCATCCATGATGGAGGCAGTCCCTCCACTGCCATATCCTCCGCCAGCGTTACCAGGTTCATGGCGTCCGTGGTGCTTCCACCGGCAAGTGAAATGGCCCTTGAACCAGCCTGGATGACTTCCCCGGTTTCAAAGGGAGTCGCATTGGCATTCTCCCTCAGCTGCTGAATGTAGGACTGAGACTGCGCCTTTACATCCGCTTGGGAAAGCTCTTTATTCGTGGCCCCAACGAAATGTTCAATGGAAATCTGCTGCTGTTCCAGCTGCATCCCCGCACTGACGGATGCGCCAAGGGCCGCTGTCCCGGCTGCCGCAGCAATCCCCACCGGTATCGCCACAGCCTTGGCTGCCTTGCCAATCCTTCCCACGATTCCCTTGATGGCCCCGCTGGCCTTGTCCACCACCTTAATGACGGGGGAAGCCACCTTCCTTCCCAGACGGTCCAATGCACCGGCTGTCTTTTTTACCACCTTGAAAGCCGTATCCTTCGCCTTCAGCACGGCCGTTACAGGCCTCCCCACAGCCTTCAGGACAGTTCCAGCGCCCTTAATCACCTTTGTGGCTGTATCCTTTGCCTTGACTGCCACCGTGACCGGTTTGGTTTTCTTCGCTGCATCCGTGACACGTTTTAACGCTTTGGTCGCATCGCTTACATCGGCCTTTAGTTTTCTGGGTGTTCCCCATACGCTTTTCAGGGCGCTGGATGTCTTTTTTGTATCCTCACGGAGTTTTGACTGCTCGCTCCGGAGGTTCCTCAAGGTGGCGCTGGCGTTATCCTTGAGGCTGATGCTTCCTGTTACGCCTCCCATCGCCTACCTCCTTCTGGACAGTACCCTGCATAGTGCCTTAAAATATTCCTCCTCCCGCTTCTGTTCCAGCCGCATGGATGCGACAAAGAAAAGTTTCTGGGACAGTCCCATGGACAGGAGATATTCCGGGGTGAATCCCTTCTGGATGTAATGGCTTAAAAATTCCGCCTCTCCATCCAGTCGGATTAGTTTTTTAGGCTTTCCTCTATGACCTCAATCTTGTTCTTTCCACTTACACCGGACAGCTCCATGATCTTTTCCGCCATCTGCCTAATCTCGTAAATCTCAAAAATGTCAACCACATCCGTGTATTCCTGGAT